GAAACGTAATTTAGAGAGGGAAATATAGTGGAGGCGAGTAGGAGAATCGAACTCCTGTACACGGATTTGCAATCCGGGCGTTTTTGACTGGTTTTTAACGGTTTTTCGTGCGCCAAACCGCAAGAACATACCGGAAACATATCAAGAATGTGCGGCAGGTTCTTGTCTTGTTTGGGTCCAGTTTCGCAGTTAACGGCGCTAGAGACGCTAAATACCTCAGATTACGTAAGCTACTCGTTATAGAAACTTGGCCGACCTTGCCTTACCCATACCAAAGCAAATTCAGTTCGGCGCAGCCACGTGGAGGCTTCGCCTGAAAGAGTCATTGGATACGACCGAACATGATTAAAACGATAGTCGAAGCAGTAGGCGAGTTTTTCCTTCCACTTGTTAGCTTTCTGGGCGGGCTGTTCGCCAGACGGCTGGCTGAATGGTGGAAGTTTGTTCGCGCCCGCGCTCGATATGCTCATTTTCGCAAAACGTTCCCAAAGGAAACAATTATCCTTCTAGATAGCGCCATCCCAAAGTTTGAGGTCGATGGTCAGTCAATATCTCCTACAGAAGAGACATTCTTGCTGCGGCCTCTCCCAGGAGTTGGGCTCGAAGAGATAAACGCGAGACTCCATAAGTATCATGAGACCGCCCCCTTCACATTTGGCGACGATCAGATCTTTGGTGCGAACTCTACTCTGAAGCTACAAGAAATAACCGGTATCGACGATATTGGAGAACGAATTGAAATAGCTAGAGCCTCGGTATCAAGCGAGTTTAGCGCAAGAAGTGATGGAAAGCTGTTTAACGGCAAAAAGTTGGGTCTACGAAATTTCAACTTTGACCGAGTCGGCGATGACGAACGTTCACGGTTGGACCTGCGGGTGTACGAGACTGACTACTTTACTCATTCTGTGATGCAAAAAGTCGTCCGCGAATATATGCAAGAGAACCCATCATTCATTTCTGACGTCGAAACTGATTTCGGGCTGATCAATCGCAAATTTTATCCGTTCCTAACGTCAGTTGGTCTAAACGTGTTTCTTTTCACTGACCTTAAGCGAAAAGTCGTGTTTTCACGTCGGTCGCAATCTGCGGCTGGCGGCAACTCCGGTATCGGCAAGCTCCATGTCGCGATGAACGAAGGTTTGACATTCACTGACTTTCAATTTCAGCAACGAGGCGAAGGCCAGGTGACAGCCATCAATTGCTTTCGAAGGGGCATGCGTGAGGAACTCGGGTTCAGCGAGTATGACAATCGGCTGAGTGATCTGAATATATATGACACGTTTATTGTTAAAGAGAGCTTCCAGTTTGGCCTTTTTGCATGGTCTTCATTTCAGGGCCACTTTCCGGAAATATCAGAGTTTCGAGCGCAAGATAAACAGATGGAATCAAAAGAGCTTGTTGAAGCTAATTTCACCGATGCAACTCTTAAATCGATGATAAAGGATGATCTTTTTGTTCCTTACACACGAGTCGGATTGGAAAACTTGTGCCGAATACACGGCATCAATACCTTCGACGTTGAAAGCCGAGGAGTCGATTACTTTGCTATCTGGCTTGGTGTGGCTGCCAACTCCATCCTCAGTCGAAATAAATAACCACGACAGCGACCAGCGCCTGGCTCGAATCTCTGTCAGTTAAGGTTCGACTGGTATGGCTGTGCAGCTACGGTTTGCCCTTATGGGCGCATCACCGTCTGACATTCCGGGGCACCCTGTGTAGAGCGGCTCCAGACAGAACTCCGCGTTGGGTTCCAGACCATATGGCGCGGTCACTTGGTACTGGAACGTGACAGGCTTGGACCCGACATTCTGACTTTGCACCGGGCGATCGAGGCGGACGTACAAGCTGGCATCGGTGCGAGGGTTGCGGAAAGAATAACGGGTTTTGCCCGGCACGATCTGGCAGTTTCTACCCTCCTCGGTTCGCTCGATCTCAACCTCGATCGCGCAGCTGCGCCCGCCCCCGCACCGGGGCCCCAATACGTCCGATCGCGATATCCGGAAGATCACATCCGGCCGCTGCAGAACTTTGACGTCTTCGACCAGATGCGACAACGTCTGGGTATTGGCATCCACCTTGTCGCCTAAGCGCCAAGGCGAGAACACCAGCTCATTGACGACGGGCACATAGGCACCACCCCACGCAGCGAAGGCCCCGATGACGGTGATGCGGAAGAACTTGCCGCCATCCTTTAGCCACTCCGACCAGTTGATCAGCCCCGCGCGCGGGGTTTCTTCTTCAGACATGCAGACAGGCTCCAGGTGCAGACATTTCATGCCAACATGCCCTTGGGGACGCTTAGGAGCCTCTGGCGGGTTCCCTACTCCGGCCGCTCACATTGGGCCATCGTACGATAGCCGCCCTCGGAGACTTCATGTGTCGCCGTTTTCACGACCCAAACGCCGGATGCAGCCGCGCTGAACCCGATCGGGATCAAGCGCCCCTCGGCCGCGATTGAGGGGTTCCCCGGCAGCTCCACCTCGAGCGTCTCCTTTGCGCGGCCGGCACGGCGCGACTCGGCCGTCGCGACGGCGCGCGCCTCTTCCTCAGTGCGGAACCGCTGACGAAGCCGGCGCACCGGCTCCGCGTCACCGACCTTCACCTCTACATCTTCGGCCTTCTCGAGATCCCGATAGGTGGCGATGATTGTACCGGTCGCCTCACTGAGCCCCCGGCGCATCGACCAGCGGGTGACATCTGCCTCCTGCAGCACCACTGTCGCCGTTGGCTGCCCCGAGGCTTTCACCCCCTCCGCCCTGCGGCCGACATAAAGAACGCCACCGGCCGGCTTCGCCACAAGGTCATGCAGCACTGCAATCCGCGTCAGAACCGACAGGTCGCTTTCATCCAGCTGATCGATGTGCCCAGGCACGATAGAGCCTGCGGCCTCGGTCACGGCCGGCTCGAGCCCATTGTCACCGGCAATGGTGGTGGCGATCGCTTTAAGCGTCATGCCGGCTGGCCACGACCGAGACTTCTGCTGGCTGATCGGGGCAAAGCCGCTCTGCGTCTCGCCTTGGGCTTTAGCACGGCAAACGGCCGTGATCATACGAGGGGGCGAGCTCTCCTCGACCTCATCGGCGATATAAAGCCCCATCTGCAAGAATTCACCGAGATATCCCAGGGCGATCGCGACCTCGGCTCCCGGCTCTGGCATTGCAAAGCGCGACAGCGGCGAGGTATTGGCGAAAGTAATCTCAGCAGTATCGGAGATGAAGCCGGCCGTGTCGGACACGCGCACCGAACTCAGCTGCGAGAACACGAACCCCGACAGCGGCACCCCGTTGATCGTGACCTGGACCAACGGCCGGAAATCCATCAGCCCCATAGCTGCGCCGTTTCAGAAGGTTCTGAGGTGTCCAAATCCGGCAACAGTATCCGAATGCCAGGATCAAGCACAGCGCCCAGCGCGCCCAGGCCAGGGTTAGCGGCAAGAACCGCCTCCACCTTGCCGCCCAGAGTGTCCCCGTAGTGCGCGGCCACAACCTGGTCCAGGACATCGCCCTCAGAAGAAACGAAGTAGAGATCGGACACCGCCGTCATATCTTGCCATCCTCATTGTAAACTCTTGCCGATGCGGGATGCCTTGCGAGGCAAAGACTTCCTGCCCCTCGGTGACGCCTTCCACGACCCACAGGCCGAGCACCTTACCGATGCCAGACACCAACGGCAGTGGCAGCCCGAGGCTGGCCTGTGTGCGCATCTTATCGATCTGCTTCAGCCCGCCCCGGAAGTGGGGATAGATCACGCCCTCGAGCTCCACAGTCTCCGGGCCCAGGCCGGTGAACTGCAGCGCATCGTTGGTGCCGATCCGCGCCTGACGTGCCCACCGATACTCAGCCGATCGACTGAGCCGCTGGTAGGCTGCGTTATCCAGGGAGAACTGGAAGAACCCGAGCTGCATCATGACTTCTGCCATCGTTATCTCCCAAACGGCCCCGTGGCCGGCGCGCGATCGAATAGACCGTTGCCGGCGTTGCGTTTTTCCTCACGCTTCAGGAGCCGCAAGACTTCATGAGCGTCAGCCCCAGGCGCATTGATCGTGTAGTGGTTGGTGACGGATTGCGATGCCTGCGCAGGAGCTGCTGCCAGAGCCGGCGCGGCCGTCTGGGAGAACACGGCCTCGATGCGCGCCATCATGCCGTCGACATCAGGTCGGCGCAACTGACTGCGTTCACTCGAGGTAAGAGGAGCGGATCCCATGCGCCGCTCCGGCTGCGCAGGAATACCCACCCGCGGGATGCTGCGACGCACCTTGTCCAGGACACGGGCTCCTCGATCGCTGACCGGCCGCGCACCCGAGCTGTTGCGACGCAGCTTATCCAGAACGCGCGCGCCTCGATCCTTTACCGGCCGCGCGGCCGGGCTGAACACAGAACCGACACGATCGGCATAGCCGGCAAGCTGGCGCATGGCGCGATTGTTCGCCACGTACCCCGAGCGGTTCTCGAACTTGAGCTCCGGACCGAGCTCGCCCGTCAGGTGCCAGCCAGGACGGAAGGGTCCGCCCAAGGCGTTCTTCTGCGGTTTGATCCCGTATAGCTTCTCTGCGGCCGAGCTGGTCATCGGTGCCGCGTTGTCATTTGACGCCGTGTTGCCAAGCCCAGACACTTTGCCAGGCTCAACGCGCGCGGCCACCGCAGAGCCTACGGCCGAGCCGATCGCATTGCCGGCGCGCTGCGCGTTCTCATAGCCCCATTTCAACGCCTCGATCACCGGTTTGATCAAGGTCATCAGCGTGGTGAACTTGTCGCCAATCCAGGTCAGCACAGGATCAATGGCGGTTTTGACCGCCTCCCACGCTGCCCCGATGCCACCGGTCGCAGCCAGCCCATCGAGGACCGGTTTCACCAGCCCAGACCAGGTCGTGTCGAAGACGGACCCGATCGCACCGAGCGTCGTGTCGATCGCACCGGAAAGGGTCGACCAGGCGCGCTCGATCGGCGCGGTCACCCCCATCGCATCGGTCACCGGCTTGATCACATTGTCATAGATCCACCGGAACCTGTCGCCGATGCCGCCCAGGATCCCGTCCATGACAGACCGCGCCGACTTCCACATCCGCCCGAGCCCATCGGACGCGCGCTGCATATCACCGGAAAAGGCACCAGCGACCACATCGCCCAGGCCAGAGTAGTAAGACCCGATATCGGACAGCACCGGCCCCAACACGCTGCCAACCTGCTGCCACGCGGCCTCGATTGGCCCCGTGATCCCCATCGCATCCGTGGCCGGCTTAATGAGATTTGAATAAGTCGCAGAGAATACGGCACCGATGCCGCTCAAGGTCCGATCGAAGAACGACGTGGTGCCGTCCCACATCGCCCGGACACCCTTCTCGGCGCGCTCCATATCCCCGGAAAAGACGCCACCGACGAAGTTGCCGAACCCTTGGAAATATCCCTTCGCATCGCCCCATAGACCCTTGAACCAGGGCGCGACGCTCTCCCAATTCCGGTAGATGAGATAGGCCCCGCCCGCGATGACGGCTATTGCCGCCCCGATCGGGTTCATGACCAGGGCAGACCCGATCGCCCGGATCGCCCCAACGACGATCGGCGACGCTGCGGCCAGAGACAGCATGGCGCGGCCGAGGCTGAACACTGCGCCCCCAAACTTGGCAACACGCACGATCGTGCGCGACGCCAGGACCGCCCCGACCACCATCCCGAAGTTTTCCCAGCCGCCGATCATATCGGCCGTGCCCTCGGTGACCGACCAGACCACGGACCCGATCGCACCGATGCCCGACGCAATCTCACCAATGACCGGAAGCGCCCTCTCAGCGCCATCAGCGAACCCGTTGGCCCACCGCTCCACCTCAGCCCGGTTGCCGATCAGAGCGTCGCCGATGCGGCGCATGGAGCGCGTCACCACCGGCATCAGTGCTGAGCCGACCGTGTTCTTCAGGCCGGACATGACCAGCTGCGTATCCAGCAGCGTGTCTTTGAACACTTCGGCATCCCGCGCAGCCTGATCCGACAGCACATAACCGGTGCGCCGCGCATCCTCGCGAAGCTGCGTGAGCCCCTTAGAGCCGTCCTTCAGCATATTGAGCAGACCGATACCCGATCGCCCAAACAGATCGTTTGCGAGTGCTGCCTTTTCCGCCTGCGTCTCGACCCCCTGCAGCTTGTCTGCGATCGAGGCAAGCGCCTCTTCCGGCAGCTGATTGGCGAGCTGGCCGGCCGACAGCCCCAAAGCGTCCAGCGCGTCCTTCTGGGCCCCGGTCCCCTCGAGCGCCAGACCGATGTTCTTGGTCATTTTTTCCAAAGCGCCGTCGAAGGTGCCCGTGGCGACCCCTGACCGCTCGGCCGCATAGCGCAGCTCTTGAAGCGCGCCCAAGCCGATCCCCAGCTTGTCGGCCGTCTTGGCAACGTTATCGCCGAGATCCGCTGTCGAATTGGCAAGGCCAAAAATCGCACCACCGGCCAAGGTCGCGCCGATCGCGATCTGTCGCGCGTTCCGGCCGATGCCAGATGCCATGTTACTGAAGGTGGACCCGACACGGCGCGACGCCGCGGCCGCGCGGTTCCATCGCTCCTGGGCGCGACGCAGATCCACAAGCGTCCGCTCGAGCTTTTCATACTCACGATCGAGGTGCTCAACGGACTGCCCCTGCTTACGCAGAACGTTGCGCTGGCGATCGAGCTCCTTTTGCCGGCGCTCGACACCCTTGATCGCATCGCCAACTTGGGAAAGCCCAGATTTTAGGAAGCCCATGTTGCGCTTGACCGACTGCTCGAGAACCGAGCCGATCGTAATCGTTGCGTTTAGGCGTTGGTTTTTACTCATTCTTCGGTAGGCCTTCTATCCACCAGATGAAACGACTGACCGGCATGGCCATGATTTCACGCTCGGCCCATCCGGTGTGCCGGGCGAGCCGAAGTGACCCCGCCCGGACTTGTTCACGGGTCAGCCAATAAAAACCGAGAGCGCCGTCTGCAGCCGGCTGTACTGGCGCATCGTCATCGAGCGCACCGCTTCCGGTGAGATTTCACACAGGTTGGAAATCAGCGCGATTTCAGAAAGCGCGCTGCTGGACCCCGCCGAATCCGCAGCCAGCTGATCATCAACGAACGGCTCGCGCATCTTCAGACTTTTGACTTCCGTCCCGTCGATCTTCGGGGGCCGGCTTTCAAAGTTGATCGTGAGCGACCCGTCGTCATTTTCGACCAGCCAAGCCGGCTTATTTTGATTGTCCATGAAAGCTCCTTACAGGCCGATGTTTGCGCGGTGCTCGGCGAGCTGATCCACGCCGCGCACCTTGCGCACCATATTGACGACATCGATCTCGTTGATATCGACGCCACCGTGCACCTCGCGGTAGTACCGCAGGCTCACCGTGAAGGTCAGTGACGGCTTCGCCCCCGACCCCCAGGTGCCGCGCGCCAACGAGATGATCTTGCCGTGCATGTGATGCGCCACGGCCGTCTTGGTGCCATCCAGGCTTTCAAGCGACCCGCGCGCCGTCAGCTGAACCACCGAGCCGTCTTTGATGCCCCAAAGGGACAGCACGTCACGATCGTAGGAGGTGAGCACGAAGGACGTGGTCATCTTCTCTTGGCCCATGTCGAGATCGATAGGCGCGTCCATGCCGCCCCCGCGGAACTCTTCTGTCGAAACCGTCAGATCGGGGGGGCTGTATTCCTCGATCTTGCCCGCATGGCCACGGCCATCAACGAACAGATTTAGATATTTCAGGATATCTTCAGCAGCCATCAGTTAAACACCTCCTCGATGTAGTCGTTCACCAGGTGCGAACGGAACGTGATATGCTCGGCCGGATAGACCGGGGTAAAATCAAAGTTGAAGAACACTTTACCGAGCTGGATATTTGCGGCCGAGTTCAGGTCCGGGTCGGCCCAGCACCGCCCGCCAAGGATCGCGCCCAACGCGACCAGATCCCGAAGGTAGGCATTCACGCTCTCCTCTACGTCCGAGACGTAGGTTTTGGTGATGCCCCGATCGACGGCCCAGAGGTGGGCGCGCAGCAGCGAGTCGTTGATGATGTCGGCCGTGCGACGAACGCTGAGGAAGATCCACTTGGTATCGTCGGTCAGGGTCCGGTTGCCCCAGAGACGGTAGCCATTCTGGCGGATCGTTGTGGCAACCTTGGCCTCGTTCAGCAGATTGGCGCGCGCACTCGCATCGCCCAGCTTGAAGTCAACCGGCCGGCTGGTTCCGATCACGCCGCCCAGCAGATTGTTGGATGGCGATGCCCAGAAGCCAGTGTCGTTATCCACCTTGGCAATCAAGCCGGCAACGCGGGACGAAGCCGGCACTGACACGATATCGGACCCGACCATAACCTTGTGCCACGGATCGATCAGATAGATGCGGTCCGACCCGAAGTCGCCGGCCGCGGTGATCGCGTCAGCATCGTTGGTGTTGGGGCCATCGGCGATGATAACAGCGCGCAAGCGGTCACCGATGCCCTGCAGCTCCGCAACGACCGGGTTGGCGTTGCCTTCGGGGCGCTGGTGGGTAAAGCCAGGCGCGATCAAGATGCGCGGGGAAAACCCGACAACGCTCTCAGCACCGACCAGGGCATGTACACCTTCGAAGTTGCCATCAACCGCGTTCACACCACCAATCACATTGGCGAGGCTTTCAGCTTCAGTAGCCCCTTCCTCAACCCGCACAACAATGACGACCGCGCCGATCTGGTCGAAGATGCCGTCCATCGCGGCCGGCAAGGTGCCGAGCGCGGTGCCGACGGTGTCCAGGTCCGCGGCTTCTTTGCGCGAGCCGGCGACCAAGACCGGTGTGTTTAGGGGGAAGGCATCAGGATCGGCGTCGGGCGCGGTGCCTACAATGCCGATGACGGATGACTTGACCGTCTGAATGGGACGTGGACCTGCATCGATCTCGATGACCTCGACGCCGTGAAGAAATGCCATAGTGACCTCGCTTGCGGATGTGAACTGTTGCCCCAAGCATTCCACCGCACCGCGGCTCAATCCTCTGGCGGTTCCCCCGCGCGCGACCAGCCGGCGAGATAGGCGCGGTTCATTTCTAAAACACGGCAATAAAGCCCACCTGGCGACAGCTCCTGCGGTGCACTCAGCTCAAGAGCATGGGCGCAGATTTCAGAGCAGAACCACTGGTCCCGTCGATGCCGGCGCAGGTTCAGCGCCTGTGACGCCAATAAGCCGGCATAGTCGTATGGATTGCCAATCTCGGCGATCACCCGGTCGATCGCGGCGGGCCCAGCCCAGGGAATAGCGACGAACTCCCAATGCCCCGGCTTGAACGTGATCGACTTCTCCCGCACCCCGCCATCACGGCCGCTTGATGACCAGGCGCGCGCTTGTGGACCCTCGACAGACATTGCCGGCACCGCGCGCAGTATTTCGACATGACTAAACGAAGAACGGGTGACCCAACGGATCACCCGATCGAGCAGCTGCCCGCGCCCCTTGTAGAAAGCCAAAGCGATCATGGGATCAAACTCGAGCTGGCTCAGAACTTATCGACGACGTAGCGCGCGCCATCCGGCAATGGGGGCCAGTTGGCGTCATCTGCGATATCAAGCGCAGCATCCTCAGTCAGCTCCGCTACGCGGCCACGCATTTGCGCCACCCACCCGATCGCGTCATCGAGCCCCGACAAGATCGAGGCCTCGTCTTCGGTTCGCTCGCTGGCCTCTTTTGCAGAGATGACTGCCGCCGCGGTTGCCATATTCATTTGGGTTTCAGCTGAAGCTGCCGCATAGATCCGACGGCGGCACTCAGCCTTGACCACTGACACGCGGATACCGGCCTCGGCTTCTGCAATAGCACTTTCTGGGTATCCCAACGCCACGGCCATATCACGATCGACAGAAAGAGTGGTTCGCCCTTCATGGGAAATATCAAATTGCATCTTTAATGCCCCTTAGTTTGAGAGATAGTTGGTGCCCAACGTGCCGCCGTCAGTTTCCGTCGCGCCGTTGGCAAGGGTGAACGCGGTTTTACGAACACTGAATGCGCCTGAAGGTGCTGAAACGATTAAGGAGATAGGCCCATCTAGAGTGACCACGAAAAGCCCAACAGACGCATATCCAGATTCGTACACAGTGATGAGGCCAAGATTTACGTCCGCCATTCCACCCGTAACTGTACAAGTCTGAAACCCCGCAAACCGCTCCCGACCCCGCGCCCCGCTAAAAACAGATCGCCTTGAGTTGAGCCATGTGAGGTTCGGGTCCGCCTTTTCAGTAGGAAGTTCAATGTCGCAACCGTTGATCGTGACCGAACAACTATGACCAGTATATCCCCACATCACGTTGCTTCCGCCGTCCACCCCGGCGTTGTGTTTAATGATCGGCTTCCCATCAGCAATAGGTCCGTAATAACCGATATCAACGGTGATCCCCCCGACGTTAATATGGGAATTAATTTCATGCACCTGACCGGTTCTCAGGCGAATAATTGCAAACGATCCACGGGGCAAAGCTCCTAGGGCCTGCGCAAGAGTTTGGTAACTTGAGCCAGAAGGCACCGCGACGGTGTTGTCTACGTAAAGCTCTTTTGTCAGCTCGGTCCGGATAATCCCTTTCAAATCAGCGGAGAGATTATCGTAGGCAGCCTGACGCACCGCAATCTGAGCGTCAGCATCATTCAGAAAGCCCTCATACCGCGCCTTTAGTTGGTTCATCGCGGCCGCCGCATTGTTAATATCGTTAATGCTCATAGGTTCGTCCTCTTAGGTTGCCGCCTGCAGCGCGCGCACGGCCATCTGCAGATCGTATTGGGTGGAATAGGTGAGCGCCTGCGCTTCAAGATCGATGACCACGTGATCGAACACATCATCATCTGGGGCATCAACGATGATGAGCCCTTCCGCGACCCGGCTAAAGTTCAAAACGTGGTCGATAAGATAGACAATCGCGCCTGTACGGCGGACCTCGGCTGCAGGGAACGTGCAGAGCGCGATCAAATCCCCGTCGGCGTCAAAGAACCCAGCCTCGCGCACATCGAAGGCAACAGTGTCAGCCCCAAACTCGGCCTTCACGCGCCAAGCGTTCGGCGAGACAATATGTCGGCGCTCGATCGGCACCCGGATACGTTCCCGTCGCAACGAGGTCTGGTCGAAGTAGCCGCTATAGCTGGCCCCGTTGCCGTCCCCCAACGCCACATGCGTGATCGCGACCTGCGACCCTGAGCCCGCGGCCTGGGTGATCTTCGCCTCGGCGATATCGGTGAGAATGGTGGTGGGCATTAGGCGGCATCCCTTGGCTGTATATCATGGTAAACTGTGCTGATCTGGCGCGACCGCGACACGACCCGCATACGCGCGATCCCGCTCGAAACGCGCGTCCGGGGATTGGGGTCATGGGCTAGATCGGAGCTCGTACGACCGCGCGCGCCAGACCGGGCATACACATCCGTATCGAACCGCTCCCCAATGCGGAGCTAAAAATGAGAGCGCTGAGGCTTAAGATTGACCAGGATCGATGTAATGAGCGTGAGCAAGCTGACGTCGATCGACATCCCGGCCGCGAATACATCTTCCCCGTAAGCATCGATCCGGAACGTATGAGGATCGCCGCCATACTGGAACCACTCCGCAATATCGGCCTCAAATCCGATGCCCCCAAGCGCGCGACGAACAGACCCGATCGTACCCTTGGCTCGGTGAACCTGCACGGCGTCGACCAGCACCTGGCGCTTTTGGCTCTCAGGCCAACCGCTGTCCCAAACCTCAACAGAGAATGCCCACGCCAAATAGGACAGCAAATGCTCGGGGCATAGCGATGCGTCCCACAGGCCGGCAATCGGATCGCCAAATCCGAGCAAGCGGCCGGACAGCTGCTCTAGCTCGCGCTCAGTCTCTTGCGCATTTGGCGGCAAAATGGTGGGCAGATCAGACATCACGCCCCCCGACCGTTACGGATACCGACGTACAATAGGCAGCCTCAGACGCATCAATCTCCAAATCAGCGCCGGGGCTGACCAAGGTCACCTTCTGCACACCCGCCAAATGCAGCGCCGCATGCAGACCAGAAACCGTGACGTCATGCCCCAAACGGTGCTGGTCCCAAACGAACGCCGATACCGACGCTTCCGCGGCCGCACGCACAACGTCGGCATCGGGCCCCTCATAGAGCGTCAGCACGGCCTCAAGCTGATACGGTACGATCGATGCGCCTTGCACGATGACTTGATCTGTCAGCGGCCGGATGTCCTCATCGTTGAGCTTGTCAGACACCGTCTGGATCAGTGCAGCATCCCCGCTGCCGTCCCCGTCATCCGACAGCACCGTGACCAGGACTTGCCCAGGCGATGGAGATTCAACGCTGATGTCTTTCACCAAGGACGAGGCCGACAGCCCCCAGAATACATACGACCCGCGCGGACCGGCCGTGGTGAACCCTTCAAGTGCCAGCTGCACCCGCGAGCGGAACCGGACGTCATCCTCGAGCACGGCCGGCACAGGCGGAAGTGCCGCAGGATCGGCCGGCTGGATCACCGCGCGCTCAACCCCGTAGAACGCCGCCAGATGGTCGAGCTGCGCCCCACCTGCGAACGCCAGCATGTTGCCGCGGCCGGCATCGTCAATTTCAGCGCGCAGTAGCAGCTCACGATACGCCCATGCTTCAAGCACCTTGGTGATCGGCTCGCTTTCCAACCCCATGATTGGCGCGAGGCTCGGATCGCGCGCGATCAGCCATGCCTTAATTTCCGCCAGGATCGTCTCAAAGTCCTTGCGGTCGATGATCTCCGGAGCGGGCAGACGCTCAAGATTGATTGCCGTGAACGCGCTCATCCGACCTCGATCCCCGCAATGGTGACTTCGCGGCCGTCGGGCAGATAGCGGCCGCTGAGATCAATGATGATTTTGCCAGGCTCAAAGGTCCGAAGCGTCACAGTGTCCACATCGATGCGCGGCTCCCATGTGATCAATGCCTCGGCCGTCGCCGCGATGATCGCCAGTTTGGTCGCTGACGAATACGGCGCATCGATAAGATCGAACAAACGGGATCCATAGTCGCGCCGCATCACCCGCGACCCGATCGGAGTCGTCAGGATATCCCGGATGGATTGCCGGAGGTGGTCGATGCCGCCCAATTTACGGCCTGTGATTGCGCTGATCCCATACATGCGTCCACATTGAACAGGACACGCGCTGCGATCCTCTGGCGGTTCCCCACTGCGCTACTTCGGAGAGCCGGTGTCGCTAGGCCCAGGCTGAATGCCCCCATGCACATGAGACACCAAGCTGATCTCGGACGCCACGACATCGCCGGCACCGGTGATCGTGCCGGCAAAGTTGCCAGCCGGCACACCACCCGCGAACGGACCAGGGTAAATGATGCCATGCGCAGTATTGCCGCCAGGCGAAAGCACCACCACCTGAGTGCCGACCGATGGCGGGATCCAGAACTTCAGCTCTGCCGACCCAAGCTGCGCAATCTTAAGCCAATCGCTCTCCGCCCCGTCAGCCCATTTGACCTTGGCCCGATCGCCATCGCGCGCCGTGACCGTGGCCACCATGATCATCCGCTCCACGGCCTGCATCAGCTGCGACAAGGTGAACTCAGACATCGCCGCCCTCCGCCACATAATCTTGCTCATGCGCAGGCCCGATATCCGGCGACCGGGACGTCAGCAGCTGGGTCGGTGTCACGCCGTCATCGATAAAGAAGCTCGAGCCGATATCCGCGGCATGGGCCCACTCGACGCGCCAAACGTCGTACTGGTCCGCTTGTGGCGCAAACTCATCCGGCTCAACAGCCAAGACTGCGGCCGCGCCCCAGGCCACCCCCAATCGGTTACTGTGCACCGCGGCCGCGAGCGCGCCGGCTGCCTTCAGCACCTCGCGCCGCACCTTGGGTGTCCGGTACCCGAGCACAATGCGCGCCTCGATCCGCACCAGACACGGAAACTGGCCCGTATGTGGATCCTTGTCGGGATCAGGCTCGAGCTCCGACATCTGAATGATGATGGCCGGTACTTCTAAAGTTCTGCGCGTCTCATCCTCGGCCGCGACTGTCTTGAAGGTCGGAAACGCCGCCGCCAGCGTGGCAACAACCGTGTCCAGGGCAGCGCCCAAATCAAGTGCTTCAGCCATCATCCAACTCCCAAGATTGTGCGCGCCCGAATTTCTGCCAGAAAGTGCTTCATGTAGATGCTGTCGATATCCACAAAGACCTCGTCCTCGAGGTAGATCATCATCCGATCAGCAACAGACAGCGTCGCCTCGCCGATCGCCCACCGCTTCGACCCGTACCGCTGCATGACTTTGCGCTTACCGCCCACCTTCGCAAAGAACGCGCCGTGGACCATCGTGTCGCCAAACTTGATCCCGCCATCGACCTTTTGCGGCCGGCCTTTGAACGCTGACACCGGCAGATCATTGGCACCGAACCACAGCTTCAACGCATTGTTGCCCTTGCCCACTTTGTACTCCTTCAGACGACGGCGCAGCGCCTTAGCGTTCCGCAGCCCGAGCTCCGTCTGCAGGCCAGTGGATGCCAGACGCCGAAGGGTCGCGGCTGTGCGCTTCAGCGCGCGCGATCGAGAGAGGTCTACCTGTTTGGGCGTTGCCGCATACTCGGCCGCGATCTTGTCGAGCTGACCATCGTCAAAGTCAAAGGCCAGCATTGTAGATCACGTTCGGCACCGCGAGGATCAGCGTGGCGATCCCGGTACCGTCCAACTGTGGCTCTTCCAGAACATCAAAGGTGCGGCCCTCGATCACGGCTGTGTCGCCGCGCAGAACCTGCGACACCTCGTCTTCGCGGCAAACGAACTGCGGCCCAGGGCCGTCGAATTCGAACTCGCCCAAGGTCGCCATCTGGCTCGGATCGTCAAAAATGCCAAGGACATCTGCCACCTTTTCCGAACCTCTGGTGATATTTGCCGTGGTGGCAAATTCCTCGAGCTCGAAAAAAGCGGAGATGTCCTCCCAATCGGGATGGGGCATGGGTTACGCGTCGCGCGCTTCTTCGATGGCGGCAATCAGCTTGGCTTGGTTCATGCCGTCATACCCGTCAACCTCAAGCTCGGCCGCGATGACCTTCAGGTCCGCGACCTTCATCTTGCCCAGATCGCCTTCAGCTTTGGCAGCCTTGCCCTTTGCCAGCTCGGCGCGGCCGCGGTTGATCAGGTTCTTTGCCAGATCCTCGCCGATCTCCACCGTGGTGCCAGGCGTTTTGATTTTGCCCGCAATCGCGATCGCGGAGGTGATTTTAACTTTCACTGTCTTTTCAGCCATTTTGAAATCCTAAGATTAAAGAGGTCAGAGGGAGCGAACCGGCCTGATCGGCCGGCTCAGATCGTTACGCCGTCGGCTTGCGGCCGAGGCAGAAGCTCTCGGTGCGGCGCGCGGCGATATCGAAGTCCTGGTGCAGCACAACGCGGCGCGTCCCCGACAGCGACTGGGTGTAGGGATCGACCAGGATATCCAGCGCGCCCCACAGGCCGATGTAGACATCGCGCAGGTTGCCAAACAGCACATCGCCGTTCTCGAACTGGTTGGTGATCTCGGCCGTCGACCCGTTCACGGTACCGCCGTCTTCCCAGATCGTCTGGCCATTCGAGTTGGCAAACTTCTCGGTCGACTTGCAGTGACCGCGGAACTTGGAGTTACCCACGTAGCGCACCGAATCCGTTAGAGCGTTGTCGAGGGCGACCTCGCTCTCCATTTCGATGATCTCCGCATAGGTCGGCTGAATATCCGCGAAGGCCACGGCGTTGATACCGGAGTGGTTCAAGATGCCTAGGGGGTTATTCCCGACGCCGTCACCATAGTAGCCGTACCAATCGATACCGAGTGCCAGATCCGTTGCCAAAGAACTGCGGAACTGCAGCTCAACATCCATCGAAGACTGCTGCATCATGCGACGCGTCACCCGGCCAAAGACACCAATGGTGGTCGGGCTCATTTTGACCAGCCCAGCGTCCATGCTGCCCTCGCCGACATCTTCGTCTTCACCGACGATGAACACGTTGCCCGAGCCGGTTTGACCAGGCACATCCAGATTGCCGACCAAGCCGCCCATCGGCGTCCCCAGCTGCAGCAACGTGGCGCGGTTGCGAAGCATTTCGATGAAGGACTGCGTGGCCAGGTTGGTATCGATCAAGAACCCGCCTGTGTCGCCCGGCGTGGCACCGGAGGTCGACGTATTCAGCGCGCGGGTCAGGACGTCGACGGGGACTGTGATCCCTTCGGAGCTGCGCCCCATCGTTTCCTGCGCGGCCGCCGATGCTTCGAATTCGAATGCAGCTGCGGCTTGTGCTGACCGGTCGCTTGGATTGAGCAAGGCCCGAGCTGCGCGAAGAAAGCTAAACCGACCCACCTCGGAGTCCGTCATGCCAACGACGCCTGCGTTGTCATCCAATGCGCGGTTGCCAGTATCATCGGAACGGCCGCTGTTGCCGTTGCCATTCCCGCGTCCACCACCCACGTGATCGAGCAGAGTGCGGGTGAATTCATCGACGGACGTGCTGCCGCGGATCGCATCAGCTGCCAGCTGCTGCGCCGAATACTGCTCGCCCATTTCCAGCAATGCCGCAACGCGGGTCTGCTCGGCTTCTTGGCCGCGCGTCACCAGCGCCTGTGTTTCGGATGCCCGCTCAAGCACCTCGATCTCTTCCACGATGTTGCCGTTGTCGTCCACCTTGGCACGGACCAGGTGACCGGCTGCGTTGCGGAGAATGCGAATGTTCATATCGCCTGATCCTTCTGTTTCAGTTTGCGCTGTGCGCGTTTGAGAATGGTTTGGAGTATTGAAGCCATCGCCGGTCGGTTCCTCTGGCGGTTCCCCCGCCGATCGACCGACCCCCACGGATGCATCCGCAGGAACGCTCACCATCGAGATTTCAAACGGCTCCCAATTGGTGATCGTGACCTTGTCGCGCTCACCTTCGACCTCTTCGGTTTTGATTGCGCGCACGAAGTAACCGACCGACACGTGACGGATTACACCGTCCACAATATCGGCCCAGATTTCGGCAGCCTTGGCGGAACGGCCGAACCGCAAAACGGCACGGCCGCGGCGATCGCCGTCGACAGACGACGTCTCGACCACACCGATCTGGATGTCTGGGTTGTGGTTCCAGAGCACGGCCGCGCCGTTGCGCAGGCGCGCGTCCGACATTGCCCCCGGCGAGTGGTCGAGAATTTCATCGCCGAACCAACGTGCGACTGGCTCCTCAGAGCTGAACGCCACCTCAACGGTGCGCGCCTCTTCATCGATCGTGCGCACAGCCGCCTGCCGGCGCAAAGGTGCCCCGCCGCGGTTGGCGTTGACCTGCTCCACGGTCACGGACCGGGTCAGAGCTGCACCGATCAACGCAGCGGCCAAGCCGCTATTCGTCGTCAGGAGTTTCATTTTTGTCATCGGACTCGTCCTCTTCTTGATTTGCGTCGCCATCTGGCGGCCGAACAGCGCCAGGCACCACGCCCAGAACCGAGGCCATGATGAAGTCATCGGGAATACCGGCCTTGCGCATGGCTTGGATATCGTCGGCGTAGGTGCGCCAGGTGGTGTCAGGATCATCACCGCGACGTCGGATGATTTCAGACGGCGATGTGAGCATGTTGTTCTTGGCATCGATTTCCGCTTTCACGTCCTTGGTCGGATCGACCCATGCCCACCGACGGCCTTGCCAATAGACATCGCGGAACTTCTCGATGCGCTCCGGACGCAGCCGGATCGAGTTATTCACGACCAGCCCCATCAACAGCGCCGGCTCGAGCGCCGACTGATAGCAGCGATCGATCAACGTCTCGATCAGCCACTCTTGCAGATCCATCCAATGGTCGCGCTCATCCAGGACGCCCTGGCGGATCGAGCTGAAGTTGACACCTTCAAGATCGTTGGCGAAACTGACGTAGGCCACGCCCATGCCGGCACCGGCACCGCGCAGCATCGACTTATGGAACGGGGCGAACTCGCCGGAGGGATACTGCTGGGTGAATGCCTTGGATTTCAGACCCGTCGGCAGCTCTTGGAACACACCACCCGCGCTTTCGATGTAGAGCTCTTCGTCCTCTTGCATCTCTTCATCGGGTTCCGGCCCGTAGCCTTCCTCCCACTCGAGGAAACCACCGACCGACGCGCCGGTCCGCGCGCTGGTCAGCGCCGCATTTTCCAACCCGCCCAGCATGTGCAGACGCCACAGCGACGTGGCAGCCCAGGGAATGCCCCGGCGCTGGCCCGCAATATCTTCCAAGAACCCATGAATGATCTCATCGGCCGGCACCCGATCGAGGCTGGTCCCGTTGAACGTGTAGCCGGAACCGGCCGGATCGCCCGTCATGAAGTAGAATGCCAGCGGCCGGCCTTCCCGGCTGAACTCAATCCCCTGGCGCACGAAGCGACCATTGGCGAGACGATCGACGTTGTAGTCTACCGGGCACCGCTGCGGATCCAGAACCTGCAGCGCATAGCGCATGGGCCCCGCGTTACGGCCGCGGATTTCGCGGATCATGAACTCGCCGTCTTTTGCAGCGGTTTTGACCGCCCCCTTGCAGATCATCCGGAAGCTGCGCTTGCCCGTGATATCGCAGTTCGACGCGCGCTGCCATTTGCGCCACCACGCCTCGAGCGCTTCGTTTGCCCCCCGATCGAGCGCACCGTTATTGTCACGCGCCTGCGCCTGAAGCGCAAAGCCGCGGTGCCCGACAATATTCTGATCGCACAGACGCAGGAACGATTTCAGATAGTCGTTCTTCTGTGCCTCCTCGCGCGAGCGCGCGACCAGTACACGCTGATTGCGGTCGATGACCTGGTCAGCTGTCAGCGGAGTGGTTGACCAATTAGACGTGAGCCTGTCCGAGATCGCAGCATCGAACCCGCGCTTACCCACCGCGGGGCGCATCGGCTTATTGCGCCGGCTCACCTTCGGGATCGAGCTCTCGACCATGACCACGGGCGCGCTCGGCTCCTGGCGATTGCCCTCGCCGGAATCGCGCGCTTTATCAAAACCAAACATCAGCGACCAAACCTCACTTTAACCTGCCGGCCGGTCAGACGTCGGCGTTTTCCATTGGGGCTCTCTCGCGCGATCTCGCGCTTGTACCGATCGCGCAGCAACATCAGGTCAGCGATCGATGTACGGACCAGCGACCGGCCGTTGATCGCGTAGCTTTCCTGATCCTTCGTCGCGCGCCCCTCGATGACCGCCTCGATCGAGGCAAGCACTCGCTGCGCGTGACCACGTGCCTCAAACCCGGCATGGACCGACACCAGATCCGCAGCGATGGTCAGCTGGCCGGCTTCGACCTCATGCACATCCTCCCCAGAGACGGCACGGACCGACACCGCATAGGTGCCAGCGTCCCAACCCGAGGTCACGGCCGCGGTTTCGGCGAACAAATGCCCAGACCCGAGCGGTGCCGCTTCCAGATCGATCGAAGACGGACCACGGATGATCGCCGTCAACGTCCACTCCGGTGCCGGATATGCATCGACATGCACCTCGGCCTTGATGCTTAAGCCGGCCGTGACTGAGCTGGGAAACTGATGGAGCAAACCTGACTACCTATTGCTGATCCGCCCTGATCCACGAGGTCGTGTGCGGCGCGTTTTACCTCGCCTAGTCTTGCGAGCCTTTGGCTTCGCTTCCTCTGGCGGTTCCCCCGCGACCGTTTCACCCTCCGCAACATGATCGTCGTCGGGTTTGAGCCGGCGCAGCCGCACCAAAATATTCGGGTTCAAGATCTTCAGCGCGGCATAGGCATAGACCCGACAATCGAGCGCCTCGTTTCGGTCGCGGGTTTTCTTCCACTCGCGGATTGGGAAGCCCCGCACGAACCGGGTCACCAACCGCTCGGCCGTCAGCTGGTGAAACCACTCCGGATCCCGATCGACAGGCCAGTGGCAATAGCCCTGGCCGGGCGTGTCCTGCTTCGCCCGACGCATCACAATCAGCTTGGCGTCATTGACCCCGATCGAGAACAAGGTCACCGGCCGCGCGCGCTTACCCGACTTGGACTTCTTCGGCGCAGACGCGATCGGATTGTCCCACCCCTTGCCCCCCTTAATGGCAAAGATGTTGCGCCGCTGCTTCCCGCGCAGCTGCTCATAAGCCGCTTGGGTCAGGCCACCAGAACCACCGGTGTCGACACACGCAGAGGCAATCCGCATCTGCGCCCCGGATTCGTGCTCGAAAGTTTGGTCGAGATAGTCAAAAAGCTGGTTCCAGACTTCAGGCTTAAGCGGGTCTCCCCAGAAGACTTGATGATCGAGGCTCCAACTTTCCTCGCCCAACCCCCAGCCGACGCGCTCGAGCTCGAGGCGATCCTCCTGCATGTCGACACCGCAGGTCTGGACGCCGACTTCCATCGGAACCTTCGATGGGAACGGCTCGGCCCGCGCGATCAGCTGCTCGACCTCGAGCGTCTCGGCCTCTTCCTCCCAGGCTTCCGCAAGCGTGACGTTGACGAAGGTCTGCAGATCCCCGGCCGCTTTCTTGTCCAGGAACGACTGCACGATCATCTTCAGCTTCACAAAGCAGGAATAGAGCCCATTGAGATGATAGGACGCATGCCCCCGGAACGGCTTCTTTGCCTTCCACCCATGCCCCAGCCGCTCAGCGTTTCGGATGGCAAAGTAACGATCGGTGTCCGACCAAACGCAGCCATTCGCCCGGCACTCATAGTAGGCGCTCTCGGGCATGTGCTCGCCCTCGGCGTTCTTGTCCCATTTGACGTTTGACCACTCGATCGTCTGGACAGTATCGCAATGCGGACAGGCCACATGGAACTGACGCTGATCCCCCTGCTCGTAGGCGTGATCGATCCACGAAATCCCGCGGATTGTTGGCGTCGAAATCTCTACCAGCTTGCGCTGATCATCAAAGGTGTTGGCACGCTCCCACAGCAGACCGACGGGATGGCCCTCGGCCGTGCGATCGTAGCCGTCGGTTTCATCGCAGACGATGAACGGTGCAGACCGGCCGCGCTGCGTCTTGGGCGATCCGGACCAGGCGAACATGATGAAGCCGCCCGGATAGGACTTCATCCGCGTGTTATTCACCCCCTTGCGCGCCCGAGGCGTAGCGATCCGCGTCTCAAGGTCGGGGTTGGCTTCGACCAACGGGTTAAACTTCGTCGTCAGCCATGTCTGCAAGTCGCCTTCAGACGGCTGCATCATCAGCTGCGACACCGGGTCATGCACGATCTTGAAACCCTGAGCACAGAGAGCCAGCTGCGTCTTGCCAACCTGCGCGCCCCATTTGAGCGTGATCCGGTGACACGATGGGTCGGCCGTCATGTCCAACGGCTCACGCTGATACGGCGCGTTGTCGAAACTGATCAGACCGGGGATCGCGTTGCCGACGGGGATTTGAACTGACTGCTCCGCCCACTCGGACGGCTTCAAATCAGGGGGCGGTGCCAAGCCTGCAAGAAACGAGGTGGCCACCATCAATGCGGCGCTACCAAATGGCCAGGACATCAGTCAGCTCCCACCAGCGAAGTCGGATCAGTGGTCGACAGCTTGCGCAGAGCCGCACCGATCTCTTCCTTTGCGATGAGCTTGATCGAAGCCTCTTTCTTTTCCGACTTCGCGCGCGCCGCGATGCGAGTGGGTGCGTTGTTCAGTAGATTGGCGCGGACCTCGGCGACCACCAGATCCAGGGCCTCCTTCATCTGCTCGGCATCCACCAGGGCACCGCGCATCTTCGCCGCTTCCATTTCCGCCATGTCGGCCTGCGACTTGGTCAGCCGCGCCTTTTCGGTATGGTAGTCGGCCTTTTCCGGATCACCGTCGGCACCACGCGGCGCGATCCGTTCCTGCAGGTAACCGACATAGCCTTGCACCGCGGCCGCAAGCTCATAGCGGCCGTGTTCGGCCTTCGGGATCACGCCCTCCTTCGACAGCTGCTGGACCCGGCGCTCGGTCAGCTTCAGCAGCTTCGCTATCACACTGACCGGATATGTTGGGTTGCCCGAGCTGCTCATTCAACATCCGAGCAATCCAGTGCGGGCAGCCAACCTACGCGCCTTGTCACTTGCCAGCCTCCCCTCGTTTGCCGCGCAGATCGTCAAAGCGATCGGACGTGCCCTCCAAGACAGCCTGCCCCCCGGTGAAATCCTGCCAGCGTTTCACGATCACGTCCGCGAACCGTGGATCCAGCTCCATCAGCCGCGCGACACGGCCGATCTTCTGCGCCGCAATCATCGTGCTCCCCGAACCGCCGAAAGGATCCAGGACCAGATCACCGCGCCGGCTACTGTTCTTCAGGTACTGCATCACCAACCCGACCGGCTTCATGGTCGGGTGCTCGGTGTTGCGGCTCGGCTTTTCGTGGCGCAGCACCGACGACACCAGCTCCTCGACCTGAAGGTCAGAACCTGAAACGCGCAGATGGCCGGATCCCGTGTCGATCAACAGCGACCCGTCCTCTTTGACGACGAACGGCAGATCCTCCGCATCGATGACGGTTGTCTGCTTACGCCCGCCAAACCACAGGTGCGGTGCGCCAGGCTTCCAGCCGTAAAGGATCGGCTCGTGCCGCCACTGATAATCCGACCGGCCCAGGACAAGGCTCGGCTTCACCCAGACCAGGCAGCCAGACAGTTTGAAGCCCGCGGAGCTGAAGGCTGTGCGAAACGGCAGCCCCTCGGTGTCAGCATGGGCGACATAGAGCGCCCCGCCTGGCTTGACGGCCGAGAACACAGAAACAAAAGCATCGGTCAGAAAGGCAAGGAACGCATCCGCGGCCATGTTGTCGTTCTCAATCTTGCCGGCCGTGCCCTCGTAATTCACGTTGTAGGGGGGATCGGTCCAGCACATATCGACCAGCTCATCACCGATCAGCCGCTCGATATCGGACATGACCGTGGAGTCCCCACACATGATGCGGTGATCACCGCAGACCCACACATCGCCACGCCGAGAAACGAAGTCCCCCCCGATCGGCGGCACCTCGTCGTCTTCGGTTTTTCCTTCCTCTTCCAGGCCGTCAAGATCGACAAAAAGCTCGTCTAATTCGGATTGATCAAAGCCCACAACTCCGAGATCAAATCCCAGATCGCGCAGCTCACCGAGCTCTAGCTTCAGCAGCTCATCATCCCATCCGGCGTTCAGCGCCAGCTTGTTGTCGGCGATGATATAGGCGCGCCTCTGCTCGTCTGAAAGGCCGGTAATTCTGAGGCACGGAACCTGCGACATCCCTATTTCTAAGGCTGCAAGCACACGGCCGTGGCCGGCGATGATGGTACTGTCCTCACCGACCAACACCGGGTTGGTGAACCCGAACTCGCGGATCGATGCCGCGATCTGGCTGACCTGCCCAGAGCTGTGGGTCCGCGAGTTTCGGTC